CGATGGATACCTTATTGCCGCACGTGTGGTGACGTAACACCAATATCAAAAACTAAATAAATTTCTAAAACGTTTTAGAGTAGTAACTATAAACACTATTCTTATCAATGGCTAATGCTACCCAAACCGCATTAGGTAGAATTAATCTATCTACCGGTACAGGTTATGATGGAGCTACCGATAAGTATGCTTTGTACCTGAAACTATTTTCAGGAGAGCTATTTAAAGGGTTCCAACATAATACAATTGCTCGTGATTTAGTCACGAAGCGTACACTCAAGTCAGGTAAGAGTCTTCAGTTCATCTATACAGGACGCATGGGTGCGTCTTTCCATACTCCAGGTACTCCAATACTTGGTTCGGGAGATCCACCTGTAGCTGAGAAGACAATCAATGTCGATGACCTTCTCATCTCCAGTGCATTCGTATATGATTTAGACGAGACTCTTGCTCACTATGAGCTAAGAGGAGAGATATCTAAGAAGATTGGATATGCTCTTGCAGAAAAGTATGACCGTCTGGTATTCAGATCGATCATCAAAGGTGCTCGTGCAGCACACCCCATCTCAGCTACAGGTAAAGTTGAGCCAGGCGGATCTCAGATCCAGGTTGGTTCAGGTTCTGGTGCAGCTGCTGATGCCCTTGACTCAGCTAAGATTGTTGCAGCCTTCTTTGAAGCCGCAGCTGTATTAGATGAGAAAGGAGTATCTCAAGATGGCCGTGTAGCCGTACTCTCACCAAGACAGTACTATTCACTAATAGAAAACGTATCTACCAACGCTCTAATCAACAGAGATGAGCAAGGTGACGGCCTGCAATCAGGTACTGGCGTAATATCAATTGCCGGAATCAAAATACACAAGTCTATGAACATCCCGTTCCAGGCTAAGTATGGTTCTGCCTCTACAATTGATAACGCAGGTTCATTCGTTGGTGTAGCTACTGAAGATGCTAGGTCTAGTGTATCTGGACTTAATAATGGCTACGGTAATTCTACCGACTTTGCAACTTCCTGTGGAGTTATCTTCCAGAAAGAAGCAGCCGGTGTTGTCGAAACCATTGGACCACAGGTTCAAGTAACGAGTGGCGATGTGTCTGTAATCTACCAGGGTGATGTGATCCTTGGACGTTTAGCAATGGGAGCAGATTATCTGAACCCAGCAGCTTGCGTCGAGCTTCATGCTACCTCAACAGCTGGCAGCGCATTCTAAATTATACATTTATTGGGGGGGTTCTCACGCCCCCCTTTTTTTTATGGCAACCCCTACTTACGCAACATCCTCAGAACTGGATGCTGTTAACTCAATCTTAATGAGTGTTGGAGAGTCTCCAGTTAACACCCTTAATACTCAAAGCCCCGAAGTGGCTATTGCACAGAAAACTCTTCGACAGGTTGTCCGTGAAGTCTCAGCTGAAGGCTGGGTATGGAACACTGAATATGAGGTAGAGTTTACACCCGACGTTAACGATCAAGTTGCGTTATCAGATGCTGTTTTACAAATCGATTTAAATCGTTACAAACATAATGATAATTATGATGTAATTAGAAAAGGTGGGTACCTTTATGATCGTTACACCCGTTCAAATACTTTTGCAGATGAAGCTACTCTTTACTGTGATGTAATTTGGATGTATGCATATGAGGATATGCCTCAACCTTTTAAAGATTATTGTACAGCTAGAGCTACACGTATAGCCCATACACGTATGGTTAATGACGGACAGATGGCTCCAATATTCCAGCAAGATGAAGTGGTTGCAAGATCACTAGCTCTTGAATATGATACCAAACAAGCTGATTACAATGTCTTTACTAACAGTAGGAATCGTGATCCTTACAATGCTTATAAACCTTACCAAGTCATAGGTAGATAATGGCAGCTATTAATCAACGGATTCCTAACTTCTTAGGAGGCGTATCACAACAACCAGATTTTATTAAATTTCCAGGGCAACTTAGAACCTGTCATAACGCCTATCCTGATGTAACTTTTGGATTACAAAAGAGAGCCCCAGGAGAATACGTTGGTAAGCTGACTAATGCTACAGACGGTGGTGAATGGTTTGAAATCTTAAGAGATGGTGATGAAAGATATTTAATTCAGATCACATCTGGTAACTCTCCTGTCATCAAGGTATGGGATCTAGCAGATGGAACACAGAAAACAGTTAACTTCACAGGAGGCTCATCTACTGACTATAGTTACTTAATTAAAACTGGTACTCAACCATATGGTAAGCTGACTATTAATGATTACACGATCATTACTAATCCTGAGAAGACTGTAACTAAAGCACGTACAACAGCAGCATTCCAAGACAACTATGCCTTTATTACTCTCAACGAGATTGCTTATAATTCTGAATATGTGGTTTGTCTTGGTAGTTCTAGTCTTACAAGTTCTACTAAGCGACGGGTTGAGGCTCTTAAAGTTGTAAAAGATGGAACCAGTTCACCTACTTGGGAGACAGACTCACCTGACGCAGCTTACACAGGTAAGCAAGAATACTATGGTCAGTCTTCAGATGGACTATGGGAAGATGTTAAGTTCACAGTGGTTGTTAACGCAACACACTTTGTTAACTCATACGATGGTAACAACCCTAACTACAATACACAATATACTGCTACTGTAACACTACAGGAGAACGGTATTGATGTAGGTACTGATTGGGCTACTGCTTACCGTACTATTAGTGTTAACGGTCAGAACTGGAAAGTAACTATTGAGGATGTGTCAGAGTATCAGTCATATACTGACTCTAATGCAGCTGTATATAGAACACCTAAGAACATAAAGAAAGCTGAGCTTACTAAAGACTTAGTACTTGGTAATCTTAAGCAGAAGATACTAGATAAATACCATGGTCAGGGTAGTAATACTGTAACTGTAGATGTAGCTGGTAATGGTTTATATATTCAAACTAATTACGCCTTTAATACTATAGGTGTAAGAGGTGGTATGACAGGTGATTCACTAGAAGCGTTTACTACTACAGCTCAGAATATATCTAAATTACCAGGAACGTGTAAAGATGGTTATATAGTTAAAGTATCTAATACAGAAGATGCTACCTCAGATGACTATTATGTAAAGTTTATTACAGATAGTGCAGGTGGTATCGGTGCTGGGGTATGGGAAGAGACAGTTGCTCCTAGTATAGACGCTGGGTTTAACTACACTACTATGCCTCATGCCCTGATTAACAACAGAGATGGTACATTCACGTGGTCAGCTTTATCATATGCTGATACTAATAATAATGATGAGAATGATTATACAGCTGTAGCTGGTAACTACTGGGTAGATAGGATATGTGGTGATGATAAC